CGTTGATGTAGAAACACAGAAAGCAACCAACGAAGCTGCTGAGTATGAAGAATATAGAGTAGACTTTGACCAAGACGGAACAGAAGCAGGGGCAGAAGCCGTAGATGAATATATTCAAAAAGAAATTATAGAAGAAGCTGGAGAAGAAGCAACATCAATTAAAAAAGCAGAGGGCGGTCGTATACCATTTATATTTGGTGGTGGAATTTTTAAAGCCGTAATTAGAAACCTTGCAAAAGAAAAAGGTATCAGTCCATCGGAATATTTAAATATAACAAATTATAGATTATTACCAGATTCAGCTAAAAGAATTATGTCTAAATCTGAATATTTAAAATTAAAAGAGGAGATGACTGGTAAAAGAATTGAAATGGTAGAAAATGTTAGAGATATGATTCAATCAAGATTAGCTTTTGATAAATCAAAAGCCGACTTAGCAGCGTCTATGAATAAAGCTTCTCCTGGTTATGGAGACGCAGCTGTTAAAATGATGTTTCCTGAGGGTTCTTTTAAATCACCAGTACCAGCAGGAGCTGGTGAAAAAGATGTTATGATGATGGAACAACTTATCAAAAACCTTCAAACAAAAGGTAGAAAAGAAAATGCATCAGGTGGTTTGGCTGGCATGCTAGGAGAGTAGCATGGATGAAAAATTTTTAAATAAAATTGTAGAACTACAAAATTTATTTGACGAAGGTGTACTAACTACAGCGGATAACATACCTCAACCAGAGCCAAGACAAGACGTTGTAGACAGAGAAGCAATCAATAGATTTATGAGAGACAATCCACCTGGTATGGCCGATGGTGGTATGTTAGTTTCACCAAGCGCTGATGGATCCAGACCAGGATACGCTGAAAAAAGAATAGACAAACTTGAACAAAGTTTAAAGGATTATAATGAGTTTTTAGAAAAAACAAAAAACCTTGGAACTGATAAAGAATTTGAAAAATTTAAAAAAGAAAAACAAATTTCAAGAACTGGCTCAGGAGTAAAACCACCTAGCGTTCAAGCAAGGTATGAAAAAGTTACAAAATATTTAGAAAAATTAATTCCAAAACTTAACGCTGAAGATAGGTTTTATAGTAAAGATGAAGTGTCGGCGATGGTTGAAAAAAAATTTAATATAAAACCAAGACGTAATGAATTTGGTTTTAAAATTAATCAATTCTTAAATAGAGATTATCCTATAATGAGAACATTGGATAAAAGCGATGTAAAATTAGAAAATCTTATAGGTAAAATGTTAATGGAAGATAAACCTTTAAACGATTTCTTTTTTAAAAGTTTACAAAAAAGATTAAATTTAGGGAACAGAGTAGTAAGTGATCTTTTAAAAGAATCTCCTCTTTTTAATTCTTTAAAAGATTCTGGAATAGATGCTTTAGTGTATAGTTTTAATAGAGAAAAACCTCATGGTTTTTTAAAAAAACTTTCTTTCTCAGATCAATTAAGAACTGCTTTAGAAATGGAGCAAGGTTTACCTAGATATACTAATGTTAGTGGAGAGGATGTAAGAGCAAGAAGTCCAAAATTCACGGTTATGGATTTTGCAAAAAGAAGTTGGAATCAAAACAAAGGAAAAGGAGCAATTCAATTTTTCGATAAAAATGGCAAGCTTATTGATTGGTCATTTAATTTACAATTACCTTACAACGAAGTTTCTTTTAAATACAATGGAAAAAAATATAACTCTAAAATATTAAACAATACCCTACTTCTTAAAAAAAATTTTCCAGAAGTATACGAAAATCAAATGGCTTTGAATAAATTAAAAAATACAAGAATCACTGACCCTTTAAATAAAAACAAAACAATTACAGTTGCAAATTTAGTTAAAAGAAATCAAATTAAAAATTACAATTGGAGTCCTGATAAATCATCGTTTGATATTCTACACTCAACAAAAGGAGTAAAAAACGAACCTTTTACAAATTTAAGTTTTAATACATCAGATATTAATACAATTGAAAGAGGTATAACTGAATCTGCTGTATTGAATAAAAATCAAAAAAATAAAATAATTAAAAATATTGATAAAGTGTATGGAAGTGGTGATCCTGATGCAATAACCAAAAGACAAATAGATTTGGCTAAATCAAAAAATATTATTGATTATCCCTCGATGAAAGGTGATGTTTTAAAACAAACTGTAACAAAAAAAGATTTTAATAATTTTAGAAATTTATTAAATAACTTAGCAGGAGAATTAAATCCAACATGTAGAAAAAAAGTTGCAGAAGGTGGTCGTATTAATTTTGAATATGGTAGTGTTGCGTGTCAAGCAGAAGCTAAAAAGTATGTTAGAGAAAGTTTAGCAAAAGGTATTAATCCTAAAGCCACAGATGTAAAATCAAACATAGTTAAAAAAATACTTAGAAGCACTGTTGATTTTGCAAAAGGAACTTTAGATCCAAAACAAATATTAAATCTTAAAGAACAATTTTTTAGTAGAGGAGCTGTGGCAGGTACTGTTTTATTTGATGGATTAATAGCTGCAGACTCTGCAATTAGAAAAGGTAAACCCATTCAAGAAGCATTACAAGATACATTTGCTCTTAGTGTTTTTGCACCTTCACAAAATATTATCGATGCACAAAAAGTTTTAGATAGTCCAACAGCATCCTCAGCTGCAAAAAATTATGCGCAAAGAATATTAACTGCAAATGAACTTCAACGAGCTAAAAAAGATGCACAAACTGTTGGAGCAGACGATAGTTTTTTTGCACAAAAAGTTTCCGATTTAGAACAAAAATTAAAAGGTATGGAATACAATCGTGAAACTGGATTAGGTGGTGAAGTTGGAAAAAGAGATTTTGAATCTGAACTTGCTAATATTTTAGATAAAGATACAGCAACTCTTAAAGAGGGGCTTGTTGAATCTCAAATTCCATTTATAGGTTCTGATAAACCAGATCGAATAGCAGCTAGAAAAATGAAACCTGTTATCGAACCATCGGCAAAAAGAGATTATTTTAAAACTTTAGGAGACAAAGAACCAAGTCCTTTTCTTGAAACAGAACTACCAACTAGAATGGTTTTGGATATGCCTCCCGCTTATGATAAAGCTCAATTAGATTTACCAACAAAAGATTATATTAACGCTTTATCTGAAGCCTTAGGTTATGAAAGACCATCACCAGAGCAAGCAAAAGAAATGATTAATCAAGAAAAGTTTAGACAATTATTTGAAACACCTGGATTTACAGGGACTCAAGAAAGATTTAACAAAGGTGGTATTGCAGGATTATCTGGTGGCGATAAGTCAGGCCCACCGCCAGAAAGAGGACCCAATTCAGAAGGGTTGTCATCATTATTAAAACGTGGTACTAACATATAGGAGTATAAATGGCAGATATTGATAAAGGACTCCCGAACACTAGAACCGAAATCAAAGTTCCATCAGCAGAGGAGCTAGAGGAAGTTAACGTTCAGGAAGAGATACCAGAAAAAGGACCCGTAGAGGTCATACCAGAAGAAGACGGCGGCGCAACAATAGACTTTGAACCGGGGGCTATAAATATACCTGGAACAGAAAATCACTTTGATAACCTAGCAGATATTTTACCAGACGACATCTTAGATCCTATCGGTAATGAGATGGTGCAAAATTACATGGATTACAAAGCGTCAAGAAAAGATTGGGAGCAATCTTACAAACAAGGTTTAGATTTATTAGGATTTAAATATGAAAATAGAACAGAGCCTTTTCAAGGTGCGAGTGGTGCAACACACCCAGTATTAGCAGAAGCAGTTACACAGTTTCAAGCACAAGCATACAAAGAATTATTACCAAGTGATGGACCTGTAAGAACACAGATCATAGGTGTAAAAAATACTGCAACAGAACAACAAGCACAACGTGTAAAAGATTTTATGAACTATCTTGTGATGGATCAAATGAAAGAATACGAAGAAGAGTTTGACTCAATGTTATTTCATTTACCACTTGCAGGATCCACATTTAAAAAAGTTTACTATGATGTACCGCTAGGTAGAGCTGTATCTAAATTTGTACCAGCAGATGAATTAGTTGTGCCATATACAGCTACATCAATTGAAGATGCAGAAGCTGTTATACATACAGTTAAGATTTCAGAAAACGAATTAAGAAAACAACAGGTCAGTGGTTTTTACAGAGATGTAGAATTAGGTCCACCAGACAATGTTGAGAGAAATGATTTAGAGAAAAAAGAAAGAGAATTAGATGGCACTAAAAAAACTGGTAAACAAGAATCAATGTATACTTTGTTAGAGTGTCACGTAAATTTAGATTTAGAAGGTTTTGAAGATACAAACTCTGAAGGACCTACTGGAATAAAATTACCTTACATCGTCACTGTTGACGAAGGTA